ATAAATAGCGAAAAACCGCGAGGTCGCCGCCCCGTAACCTGTCGGATCGCCGGAAAGGACCCGCAAAATGATAATAATTATCATCTACATGTCACAACGTGCATCTACGCCATCAAACCACGTCAAATAATCAATTATGACGCAGGTATCGTATTAATTGATCCGCATCAACTTAACGTAAAAACAACTTCAGACAATACAAATCAGCGACACTGAATACGGGGCAACCTCATGTCAACGAAGAACAGAACCCGCAGAACAACAACCCGCAACATCCGCTTTCCTAACCAAATGATTGAACAAATTAACATCGCTCTTGATCAAAAAGGGTCCGGAAATTTCTCAGCCTGGGTCATTGAAGCCTGCCGTCGGAGGCTAACGTCAGAAAAGAGAGCATATACATCAATTAAAAGTGATGAAGAATGAACATCCCGCGTTCTTCCCTCCGAACAGGACGATATTGTAAATTCACTTAATTACGAGGGCATTGCAGTAATTGAGTTGCAGTTTTACCACTTTCCTGACAGTGACAGACTGCGTGTTGGCTCTGTCACAGGTTAAGTAGTTTGAATGATTAGCAGTTATGGTGATCAGTCAACCACCAGGGAATAATCCTTCATATTATTATCGTGCTTCACCAACGCTGCCTCAATTGCCCTGAATGCTTCCAGAGACACCTTATGTTCTATACATGCAATTACAACATCAGGGTAACTCATAGAAATGGTGCTATTAAGCATATTTTTTACACGAATCAGATCCACGGAGGGATCATCAGCAGATTGTTCTTTATTCATTTTGTCGCTCCATGCGCTTGCTCTTCATCTAGCGGTTAAAATATTACTTCAAATCTTTCTGTATGAAGATTTGAGCACGTTGGCCTTACATACATCTGTCGGTTGTATTTCCCTCCAGAATGCCAGCAGGACCGCACTTTGTTACGCAACCAATACTATTAATTGAAAACATTCCTAATATTTGACATAAATCATCAACAAAACACAAAGAGGTCAGACCAGATTGAAACGATAAAAACGATAATGCAAACTACGCGCCCTCGTATCACATGGAAGGTTTTACCAATGGCTCAGGTTGCCATTTTTAAAGAAATATTCGATCAAGTGCGAAAAGATTTAAACTGTGAATTGTTTTATTCTGAACTAAAACGTCACAATGTCTCACATTATATTTACTATCTAGCCACAGATAATATTCACATTGTGTTAGAAAACGATAACACTGTGTTAATAAAAGGACTTAAAAAGGTTGTGAATGTTAAATTCTCAAGAAATACGCATCTTATAGAAACGTCCTATGATAGGTTGAAATCAAGAGAAATCACATTTCAGCAATACAGGGAAAATCTTGCTAAAGCAGGAGTTTTCCGATGGGTTACAAATATCCACGAACATAAAAGATATTACTATGCCTTTGATAATTCATTACTATTTACTGAGAGCATTCAGAACACTACACAAATCTTTCCACGCTAAATCATCACGTCCGGTTTCTTCCGTGTCAGCACCGGGGCGTTGGCATAATGCAATACGTGTACGCGCTAAACCCTGTGTGCATCGTTATTAATTATTCCCGGACACTCCCGCAGAGGAGTTTCCCTGTCAGGGCTGCGGACATAGTTAATCCGGGAATACAGTGACGATCCTTCGCATCTGACATACATTAATAAATATTAACAATATGAGATTTCAACTCATTGTTTAGGGTTTGTTTAATTTTCTACACATACGATTCTGCGAACTTTAAAAAGCATCGGGAATAACACCATGAAAAAAATGCTACTCGCTACTGCGCTGGCCCTGCTTATTACAGGATGTGCCCAACAGACGTTTACTGTTCAAAACAAACCGGCAGCAGTAACACCAAAGGAAACCATCACCCACCATTTCTTCGTCTCTGGAATTGGGCAGAAGAAAACTGTCGATGCAGCTAAAATTTGTGGCGGCGCAGAAAATGTTGTTAAAACAGAAACCCAGCAAACATTCGTAAATGGATTGCTCGGTTTTATTACTTTAGGCATTTATACTCCGCTGGAAGCGCGTGTGTATTGCTCACAATAATTGCATGAGCTGCCCATCGATATGGGCAGCTCTATCTGCACTGCTCATTAATATACTTCTGGGTTCCTTCCAGTTGTTTTTGCATAGTGATCAGCCTCTCTCTGAGGGTGAAATAATCCCGTTCAGCGGTGTCTGCCAGTCGGGGGGAGGCTGCATTATCCACGCCGGAGGCGGTGGTGGCTTCACGCACTGACTGACAGACTGCTTTGATGTGCAACCGACGACGACCAGCGGCAACATCATCATGCAGAGCATCATTTTCAGCTTTCGCATCAGCTAACTCCTTCGTGTATTTTGCATCGAGCGCAGCAACATCACGCTGACGCATCTGCATGTCAGTAATTGCCACGTTCGCCAGCTTCAGTTCTCTGGCATTTTTGTCGCGCTGGGCTTTGTAGGTAATGGCGTTATCACGGTAATGATTAACAGCCCATGACAGGCAGACGATGATGCAGATGAGCAGAGCGGAGATAATCGCGGTTATTCTGCTCATACCTCACTCTCTCTGACCGTTCCGCCAGCTTCTTTGAATTTTGCAATCAGGCTGTCAGCCTTATGCTCGAACTGACCATAACCAGCGCCCGGCAGTGAAGCCCAGATATTACTGCAACGGTCGATTGCCTGACGGATATCACCGCGATCAATCATAGGTAAAGCACCACGCTCTTTAATCTGCTGCAATGCCACTGCGTCCTGGCTTTTGGGGGAGAAGTCTTTCAAACCAAGCTGTTTACGGTAAGCATCCCACCAGCGTGAAAGAAGCTGATAACGTCCGGCGGCTGTTGATTTGAGTTTGGGGTGTAGCGTGACAAGTTTGCGAGGGTGATCGGAGTAATCAGTAAACAGTTCGCCGCCAACAATAACATCATAACCGTGGTTACGTGTCGGTTGTCGCCCGTTATCCGTTCCTTCTGACCACGCCAACATATCGAGGAAGGCTTTACGCTGAGGATTAAGATTTTGCATTTTTCACCCCTGTCAGTCGTTCCCAGAAGTACGTCAGTGCAACCGAACCCATCGCACCACTAATCCCCGCTGTCGCGAGAATCATGTAAATACTGAATCCACTTTCGATGCTGATCAGGCCACCAATAACACCGGTGAATCCTGATACCACTATTTGAGCCAGAGCATTTATCCAACTCCACGTTGCTTTACTCTGCTTCACATCTATCAGGTAGCGGACCAGACCGCCCCAACCTGCGATGATCAGCAAAACGAGCCAGAACGCTCCGGCAAGGCTCTCTTTTTCGTGCATATGAATAGCCAATGTTTCGCCGCCGACAAAAGGCCGGGACGTTAAATGTCAGAAATCAGGCTCACGGGGTAATTTAACGACAAAGCACGGAGTTGATGCTCCCCACAAGCCTGGAATAAAAAAGCCAGCATGTAGCTGGCAACAGAGGGCTAAGCAATATCAACTCAACAGCTGAAGACCCCCTGGCTGGGGTAGGTTGGAAGGCTACTCACCGTTCAGAAACAGAAAAGCCCAAGGCTTTAAACCTCGGGCTTGAATTTGGATTACTGCCAGTGCGTACAACATTGGCAAAATATCAGATTTACATAAAATATATGATTTTTAATCCAGTTTTGCAATATCTTGCTGTGAAAATGTGGTCTTTTGTTTTGAACGTGTTTTCGTTAAAAGCAATAAAGCTTGGCTATCAAGCTGTAGAAAAATGTGTTTCATTGCAACCCAGCGTTCAGTAAATGTCTCAGACCAGTTTTTTGATGTCACTCCCACCAGTGATGCCAGTGTCCTGGTATTCATAGGCCTCACGCCCTGCAAGCTCGCTCTTCACATCCTGTGCAGCCAGCCAGATCAACTTCTTCAAACGTTCCAGTGTCTTACCTGCAATTTTCCTGGTACCCAACAGAGTCTTAAACTCGCTCCATGCCCATTGCGTTATGGTGACCTGATGCCCCCATCGAACGCTTTCGCTGTAACACCAAAGCAACCATGCTTTCTGATGTTCTTCGAGAGACAAAACCGCGCGGCGCCATGAAGAGGTTGAGAATTCAACCGGGCTGACCAAAGCAATGGATGAACCTTTTGCGTACGACTGCTTACCGGAAGTCGGCGTATTATCCAGCGTAATCATCTTGCCAGTTACCACATCCAGAATGCGCGGCTTCTTTCGTTTGTATGTACCAGTATCAAATTGTGCATGCTCCTGCCAGGCTTCGAGCTGGCCTTTCGTTGCTCCGTTCAAGTCAGCAGTAGCTGCCATAAGTTGCTCACGAACATACTGTAAATATTGGGTATTCATGCAGTAAATCCTTTCTATATTTTGGCATAATTCTTCAACATTCGGTAATCGTTCAAAACCGAATCGGGGAAACGACATAAGCACAGGAGCCCCCAGCGACAGCGAAGGAGTTCTGATATATAAGACTCAGACATCATTCATTCCCCGGTTCTCCAATATCTGTTTCACTCATCATCCATAACTACCTGTAATTGCCCCCCCTTTTTTTGTAACAGTTCTTATATTGCTATATAGAATAGCCATTACTAATGCATTTAAATTTAATAAAATAAAATTATAAAAAACATAAAACACCACGCAAACACACTTAATAAAAACACCGTTACATTAAAAGATAATAAAAACCGCAATAAAAAACGAATAAATCAATTGTCTCACGCAATTATAAAACATCATATTGATTACGCACCTTGCATTACAAACTCATGTATGTAAAATACGCGCACCATTCAAAAAAAAGGAAGACAATAACATATGAAAAAAAGTGTCATCGCTGGCGTCTTTATTGCTCTGTCATTTACCACGTGTTCAGCTATCGCGAACAGCCTTGCATTATCATTAGCAAATGATGATGCAGGGAAGTTTCAACCAATACTTAATGATATTTATGGCAATAAACATGAAAACAGAGATGATTACTCACAAGGCTTATTTCTGGGATATAGCCACGATATCTCAGACTCGAGCCAATTATCTCTCCATATTGCGCAAGATATTTACTCTCCATCAGGCAGTAATAAAAGACACAACACAGCTGTAACTGGAGACAGAGCTTTTAGTGCATACACTCACACTGGTATTGAATGGAACTCCCTTGCGAATGACTGGATTCGCTATCGATTAGGTACTGACATAGGTGTTGTTGGCCCCGACGCAGGCGGTCAGAAAGTACAAAATAAAGCTCATGAGATTATTGGGGCAGAAAAATATCATGCATGGGATGATCAAATAGAGAATCGCTACGGTTATACTGTAAAAGGGATGCTATCCATGACACCAAGTATGGATATTTTAGGTGCTAATGTTGGATTATACCCTGAAGTTTCTGCTGTTACTGGAAACTTATTTCAATATGTAGCATATGGCGCAACCATTGCCATTGGTAATGATAAAACCTTCAATTCGGATAATGGCTTTGGTCTGCTGGCTCCCCGTGGTTTAATGCATATGTCCGATACAAGCGGATTCAAATACAAGATTTTTGCAGGTATGGAAAGACGAGATGTCAATCGCAACTATACTCTCGAAGGAAAAACAATACAGACGAAACAAACAACAGTATCGCTAAACAAAACTGTTGATGAATATCAAGTTGGCGCAACAATTGGGTATGCACCTGTAGCCTTCACACTAGCATTTAATAAAGTAACATCAGAATTCAAGACAGGGGATGACTATTCATTTATAAATGGAGCAATCACCTTCTTTTTTTAACTGAATTGAATTCAATCAAAATAACATAAGTCCAACAAAAACATAAAGTGCGAAATGAATGCCAGCTCCATTTATTTCGCACTATAAAAGATTAAAAGTTGCAATAAAATAATAAAATGACTCAGTTACGAAAACCAATAAACTGTGGCCAGTAGTGAGTCGCTCATCATCGGGCTTTTTGGCGAATGAAATTTAGCTACGCTTTCGAGTCTCATGCGCCTTCTCCCTGTACCTGAATCAATGTGAGGTTTCCGCAGAACACTGCGCCAGTATCGATATACATCTGGTTGGCAAATTTGAGTGGTTTCACTGCTGGCGTATGACCAAAGATGAACGTGTCCGCGCCTTTGATTTCTTTCACGATCCCGTCTTGTGAGTTGCTGATTCGTTCGCGGTTCCAGATTACCTGCTGATGATCAACTGGCTTTCCAAACTCGTATTTATCACAAGGATAATCGGCGTGGCAGATGACATATTTTTTTCCTTTACTCACCAGTTCGATGATTAACGGAAGTTCATCTGCTTTATGGGCAAGAGCTTTAGCCAGAATTTCTTTGTCGTAATCGAGATTAAAGAACCAGCCACCGCCATTAAGCAGCCAGTGATTGACGTTTCCACGCTCTGATAAGCCATCAATCATCATTTGCTCATGGTTTCCACGTACAGCTCTGAACCAGGGGAATGTGATTAATTCCAGGCATTCTACGTTCTCTGTACCGCGATCAACCAAATCGCCCACCGAGATAAGCAGGTCTTTTTTGGTGTCGAATCCTATCGTCTCCAGTTTTTTCATCAGGTTCGTGTAGCATCCGTGCAGATCGCCAACTACCCAAATATTTCGGTATTTGCTGCCATCAATTCTTTCGTAGATATTCATGCAACCTCACTTCTGCTGTTTCGCAGTTTTTTAAGTTTCTGTTGATACTCCGCCTTGATGGCCCTGCACTCTTCGACAGTCCAGCGATAGCGGTTATGGTTTGATTCGATTTCCTCTACTGCTTCCTGCCCGATGCGGCTAATCAGTTCGACGCGATACGGAACGAGATTTCCGCTTTTGTGCTGGTTGCACACCACGCATTGCTTGTGAATATTGCGTTCATCAAATCGGAGTTGAGGTGCCGCAGCAGTTGTCCGGTAATGTCCGGCATCCCACTGAGCAGACGTGAGCGTTCCGCACGAGATACATGGTAAGTCGCGGTCTCTTTCTCTGATGAAGGCGTGTACGGCTTGTTGGGCTTGTTTAATCCAGTAACTGCGGGGCTTTAAGGCGAGTTTTTGAATCTTAAGTTTATCTTTCTGTTTCTGCTCCTCTCGTCGTCGTTTCTTCTCTGCTGCCTTTTCTGCCTTTTCCGCTTTTTCGCGTTCTTTGCTTCGTCGTTCGAGTGCTATCTTGG